AGGTAAGAACTCATGTATTCACCTGCAAACGCTTCGAACACTTTTCTACCAAAGTTGTTTTCTTTAGCAACTTTGATGTCTTCTTTAAGTGCTGACATTTCGTTTTTCAGTGTTGAACTAACTGTGTTTTCCACAATACCTGCCGCTCTCTTGATGAAAGCCGCTTTAGTTTCATCGATCAGTTTACGACCTTCTGCAACTAATTGCACTTTCTTCTCAACAAGATCTGCTTTGTCTTGTGCGAACTCAGTTAACTCTTTGGAGAGTTGTCTGACTACAAAGTCTTCCAACTTTGTAAATTGACCTTTGAGATTATCTCTATCTTCTCTCAGTTCCTTCACTTCTTTTACTAAAGCGTCGGTAATGAATTTAGACAGCATATTTGAATGCTCACCTACTGCTGTTTTATAAGCAACTCTTTCTTTAACAACTTTGGCTTTGTCTTCTGCAAATTCTGAAATTTCTTTCTTCAATGCGTCAGTTACCATGTTGTCCATTGCTTCAACAATCTGTGACTTGTCATTCTCATATCTCTGTGCAAACTCTTCTCTTAACTCAGCTGAGATATCCTCACGAGCCTCAGACAGCTTGTTCTCCCAAGCTTCTTGAACTTGCGATTTAAGTTCTTCACTTAAACCTTCAGTGCCAAAAATTTCTGTAATGTCTGCCATCTGAATCTCCTTATTTCTTGTTTAGCTCACTAATTAATTTAGTAATTTCGGTTGCCAAAAACTTTTCTGCTCTAGGATCAAACATACTGTCTCTTCCTAAACCATATAACTTCTGACCACCTCGCATATTCCATAAACCTTCGTATATTGCCTTTGGATATGCATCGGGAGCCGACGGTTGGGCTACGATATCAACTGTGATAATTTCAAAATCTTGAACGTTACCACCGTCTCCTACGTTTCCTGAACCTCTCGAACTCACTCCTAGTTTACAACCACTTTCGAGTAAAGTCGTTACGATTTTACCCATCGGTGTTGGCATAATCTTTAACTGCCCAATACCATTTGGACCATCCATCCACATATCTTCTATCATGTGTGAAACCCTTTCTAAATTAATAGTAAGGTTCTCTGGGTGATCTGCTTCACCTAAAACACTGTAACCACCATCGAGTTTCTCTTTGATGCTTGACACTGCTTTAGATATCTCAGTAACTGGGTACATTCTTTTGTTGTGGTTTTCGACACCACCCATTATGAAAATGCCCTTCATTTTGAGGCTTTTGTTTTCGTCTTTGCCTTCTCTTAAAACTTCAATCTTCGCTTGATCGAATGTTAAATTTTCTGTCAACGAACGAATCATATTTTTGCCTCCCTTCTTACCAAGTTATTACTTGCCTGAAATTGTTGACTTTGCAGAACCATCTGCGCCATCTTTGTTTTCAGCTTTCACTTGTGACATATTTGGTTCTGTTGTTGCACCCATGTCTTGAGGAGCTGGAGCTGATCCACCTTTTTCCTCGCCACCTTGTGCAATGTTGCCAGCGTCGCCACCCATATCATTTTTTGATGCTACTGGTGATTTCGTGCTGTCCGAACCGTCTGTTGATGCCACTTTAACTGGCTTCAGTTCAGCTTCTTCTAACTCAGTCGTTGCTTCTTCAGTTGGTGCTACAGACTCATCAGCTTCTTCTTCTGCTGGTGCTTCCATGTCGCCTTCTGCGTCTGCTTCTTCTTCGCCTTCTTTGCCGTCTACGATCTCTGCAAATTTAGCCTTTAGCTCTTCTAATGCGTCTGCTAAATCATCTACTTTGTCTTCAACTTCTTCATGATCGTGGTCGTCGGCTTCACCGTCTTCATCACCATCATCTTCGTTAGTTTCTTCGTAGTCGATTTCTTCAGCATCTTCTTCAGCTTTTTGCTTTAGTTCTGCTTTAAGATCTGCTTCAGCGTCGCCTGTTTCGCCGCCTACTGTTTCTTCAACTGCTTCTTCTTTAGTTGATTCTGTTTTTTCTTCGACAGCTTCTTCTTTAACTTCATCAGTTGCTTCTTCTTTTGATTCTTCAGTAGCTTCTGCTTTTTCTTCTACTGCTTCTTCTGTAGTTGCTTCTTCTGTAGTTGATTCTTCTGTCTGTGTGTTTACAAGCTCTTCGTGGATATCTCTTGCTTTTTCAACGATAACGTCGTGTAATAAAGCTGACGCTTTATCTTGCTCACCGTTTACTAGATATTCAAGAACTTGTTCTAGTTTTGAACTCATTTCTGACATGATCATCTCCTTTAATAATAGTATCGATACTAATATTTTTAAAGGAGATGATCATGTCAGAAATGAGTTCAAAATTAGAACAAGTTCTTGAGTATCTAGTCAACGGTGAACAGGATAAAGCCGAGTCTTTATTACACGATGTTATCGTTGAAAAAGCAAGATCAATACACGAAGAGATTGTGAACGCTCAGGACACAGTTGAAGAAACTGCTGAAACTAAAGAAGAAGAAGCAGTTGAAGAGACTAAAGAAGAGTCAACAGAAGAAGCAGTTGAAGAGACTAAAGAAGAATCAAAAGACGAAGCAGTTGAAGAAACTGTGGGCGGCGAAACAGGTGATGCTGAAACAGATATGAAAGCAGAACTAAAACAGAAAGCCGAAGAAGATTCAGAAGAAATCGACTACGAAGAAACAAACGAAGACGATGGTGATGAAGACGGTGAAAAAGACGATCATGACCACGAAGAAGTTGAAGACAAAGTAGACGATTTAGCACAAGCATTAGAAGAGCTTAAAGCCAAGTTCGACGACATTGTTAACGGCGGAGAAGGTGATGATGAAGAAGCACCTGCTGAAGAAGATGAAGCAGAAGCAGAAGCAGAAGAATCAGTTGAAGCACCTGTCGAAGAAGTTACACAAGAACTTGAAGAAGCAGAACTAAAACCAGTCAAAGTTGCACACACTGACGGTTCAGACAAGACAAAATCACCAGTAGCGTCTAAAAACGATATGGGTGGTGACGCTGGAAACATTGCACAAGGTGGTGATGAAAAAGGCGCTTCTGCACCAAAAGTGGAAGACATGGGTTCAACAACTGAGCCGAACACGTCAACAGTGAACGCAGACAACAAAGATGGCGCAGACGCATCTGCAAAATCTCCAGTTGCGAGCAAATAATTTTGACTAAAAGAAGGGAGGCCTAATTATGTTTCGTCCATTAACAGAAAATTTAACTTTTGATCAAGCAAAGATTGAAGTTTTACACGAAGGCAAAGACGATAACAAAAGCCTCAAAATGAAGGGCATATTCATTCAAGGTGGTATTGAAAACCAGAACAAGCGAATGTACCCGATATCAGAAATTTCTCGTGCTGTAGGCAACATCAAGTCTAGGCTTGACAGTGGTCACAGTGTGTTAGGTGAAGCAGATCATCCAGAGAATCTAACTGTTAACTTGGATCGTGTGTCACACATGATCGAAGACATTTGGATGGATGGTCCTAATGGTATTGGTAAACTTAAGATTATGCCAACACCGATGGGTAAAATCATAACGACTTTACTCGAAAGCGGTTGTAAACTAGGAGTGAGTTCGAGAGGATCGGGCAACGTTGGAGACAGTGGTCAAGTTCAAGATTTTGAAATTATCACTGTTGATATAGTAGCTCAACCGTCGGCTCCGGACGCTTATCCAAAAGCCATATACGAAGGCCTATGGAATATGCGTGGCGGTCAAAGACTTTATGGCTTAGGTCAAGCGAGTTTGCATGACAAACAAGCACAGAAGTATTTGGCAAATGAAATCACGAAACTTATAAGTGAGTTAAACAAGAAATAAGGAGATTCAGATGGCAGACATTACAGAAATTTTTGGATCTGAGGGTTTAAGTGAAGAACTTAAAACACAAGTTCAAGAAGCATGGGATAAGAGGCTGTCTGAGGCTCGTGAGAATATCTCTGCAGAACTTAGAGAAGAGTTTGCACAACGTTATGAGAATGACAAATCACAGATTGTTGAAGCAATGGACAACATGATGTCAGATGCATTGAAGAAAGAAATTTCAGAATTTGCAGAAGACAAAGCAAAAGTTGTTGAAGAAAGAGTTGCTTATAAAACAGCAGTAGGTGAGCATTCAAATATGTTGTCTAAATTCGTTACCGACACTATGGTAAAAGAAGTGAAGGAACTAAGGGAAGATAGAGATGCTCTCAAAGGTCAATTTACAAAGTTGGAAGACTTTGTAGTCAGACAACTCTCCAAAGAGTTAACTGAGTTTGCACAGGACAAAGCAGATCTCGTTGAAAAGAAAGTACAATTAGTTGCTGAAGGTCGTAAGATGATCGAAGACACTAAATCTGCTTTCATCAAGAGAGCGGCAGGTCTTGTGGAAAAACACGTTGACTCAACACTGAAAAACGAAATGACAACACTTAAAGATGACATCAAAGTTGCTAAAGAAAACAACTTTGGTAGAAAAGTGTTCGAAGCGTTCGCAGGTGAATACATGAGTTCTTACCTCAACGAAGGTGGGGAAATTCGTAATTTGCAACAGCAAATTACAGATCAGCAAAATGTCGTTTCTAAATTAGAAAAGACAATTGAAGAAAAAACTGCTGATGTCGAAGCAACAGCAACTAAACTTAAGATTGCGGAAGACAAGATCGTTAGAGAAAAAACTCTATCAGAGCTTGTAGGTTCACTATCAAAAGACAAACGTCAAGTTATGGTTGAGTTGTTAGAATCAGTGCAGACTGCAAACTTGAAAAAGCAGTTTGAAAAATATTTGCCGGCTGTTTTAAATGAGACTGCTGTGGTACCAAGTGACGACAGCAAGACTATTATTACAGAACATACCGGTGATAGAAACATAAACATCGACGATAATAAAATTGATAACGATATCGTTGATATGCAAAGACTAGCAGGGTTAAGGAGTTAAACACTATGTCAGAAAAAACATTAACTGAAAATTGGAATGACACTAAATCTGCACTGCTTGAAGGTTTAAACGGTCAGAAAAAAGAAACTATGAGTGCTATTTTAGAAAACACTCAAAAGTACTTAACTGAGAGTGCTTCAGCAGGAGCAACAGCGGCCGGCAACGTTGCCGCTTTAAACAAAGTGATTCTTCCAGTAATAAGAAGGGTTATGCCTACAGTGATCGCTAACGAAATCGTTGGTGTTCAACCTATGACAGGTCCAGTAGGACAGATCCACACATTAAGAGTTAGATACGCAGAAACAGATCAAGGCGTTACAGCAGGTGAAGAAGCATTATCACCGGCGAAAATTGCTAGAGGTTACTCTGGTGAAGATTCAGCGAACACTGATACTGCGGCTGGAACATCCACTATGGAAGGTTTCGGTGGTAACAAAATGTCTATCCAAATCTTAAAACAAACTGTTGAAGCGAAGACAAGAAAACTATCAGCAAGATGGACTTTTGAGTCGGCGCAAGACGCTAACGCAATGCACGGCCTAGATGTAGAAGCAGAAATCATGGCGGCACTAGCACAAGAAATTACGGCTGAGATCGATCAAGAGATCATCGGTTCACTACTTTCATTGGCAGGTGCGGCGGCAGAAACACTTGATTTCAACGCAACATCAGGTTCAACGCAAGTGACTGGTACACCAACTTTCATCGGTGACAGACACGCGGCATTGGCTGTTCAAATCAACAGACAAGCAAACTTAATTGCACAAAGAACTAGAAGAGGCGCAGGTAACTACGCAGTTGTATCGCCAGAGGCGTTAACAATTCTTCAGTCAGCGACAACTTCAGCGTTCGCAAGAACAACTGAAGGTACTTTCGAAGCACCAACTAACACAAAATTTGTTGGTACTTTAAACGGCGCAATGAGAATCTACGTGAACTCATACGCACCAGAAGGTACAGACGTACTAGTTGGATACAAAGGTCCAGGTGAAGTAGATGCTCCAGCATTCTACTGCCCATACATTCCTCTAATGTCATCAGGCGTTGTGATTGATCCAGCAACTTTCGAACCAGTAGTGTCATTCATGACAAGATACGGTTACGTAGAGTTGAACAACACAGCATCTTCATTAGGTAATGCAGGTGATTACGTATCAAAAATTGGTATTTCAAACGCATCTTTCATGTAATCATTAGATTATTTGAATTTACC